GACCTTGGTGTCAGCAGGATTCACCACCTCTACATTATAGCGTTTAAGGAACTTAAGGTCAAACTTCGCGTTGTGAAAAACCTTTTTGTTGCGAGGGTTCTGGAGAACTGTACGCAGAGCAGCTAGGACATCGTTGAGATCCAGAGTGCCCTCCTTGTGTTCCACAGGTACTACCCAGTTCTTCTCCCTACTAGAGATCGCCACCGTTAGAATCTTGTCTCGCAAAAAATTTAGACCCGTAGTTTCAATGTCACACGCAATTGGCTCCTCGATAGTCTCTAGCGTGAGGGCCATGTCCAGCAACTCTTCACCAGTAGAGACTAGCTTGTACTCCAGCTTAGACTCACTCGCCTTGCCCAAGATAACCTTGTCAAGAGCATTCTTGATATCCACCTCGAATAGATACTTGTGTCGCGGCTCTGCAATCACCATGTAAGGGTGGTAGATAGGAACCACAATGCACTTGTGTCCTGCCTCTGTCTCGTAGTCGAACATGCTTCCACGCTTGTTCGTAATACCACTCTTCTTGATGAGCATCTTCATAGGAAGGTTGCCACAAGCGAACACCAACTTAGGCTTCACCTTGTCAATCGTATCCATGAGATGCTCTCGGCATAGCTTCATGTTGTTCGGAGACATATCGGCCTCCTTCACATTCGGACACTTGACCGAAGCTGATACCTTGTACTTGGTTGATGTACCCTCTAGGACCTCACGAAGCAGAGCTAGTTCAGGCTGACTGAACGGTGAAAATTTTCCGCGAGCAAGCTTCAATGAATCGGATAAGAAGAGGACTGGAGACTCGGAGAGAGTCTCATAATCCATGATACTATGCTCGGGTTTGCGCTGGGAAAGGATGGAACACCCGATGCACTTAGGGTTTCCCACCGCTTCGATGTCGGAATACAGAATGTCTAGCTCTTTCATGGACTATTATAGGTAATGGGAAGAAGAATACACTACATTGATAATGGCAGATTTGAGGAGCTTATCAAGTTATACGCTGCTGATAAGTCTGCCCATGAGGATGAACTCATGGGTATGTTTGATCTGTTAATATCAAACATCGCATCTGGTTTCAAGTTTACAGTTGACCATGACGATGCGAAACAGGAATGCTTCCTTCTTATTCTCAAGACCCTTCCCAACTTTACACCTGACAAGGGATCAGCATTCAACTACTTCACAACCGTCATAGTCAACAATTTACGCCTGCTCTATACTAAAGACAAGAAGTACGAGCAAAAGATTGAGAACTACATTGAGACTCACAGGCCCAAAGACTTGTAAATCATCGGAAGGTAGTCCTCCGATAGGACCTTATCCTTGTTCAGACTCACAAGGTGAGGAACCTTGGTCGTGTTGTAGATCACAAATGCGTGAGGCATTGAGAAGCTATCAACAAGGTACAGAGGCTTCTGCTTCTTGTAGTCGATAAGGCGGGAGATAACTCGCTCGGAGTGCTCATCCCAGAGGGAGTAGAAGAGGATGTTCATCTTCTCACCCGTCTTCTTTTGTTGTTTAATAATTTTGTTTAGCTCGTTCTCAGTTTCGAGCTTGATAATTCTATTTTCCATCATTCTTCTTCGTCGTCGCCTTCGATGATCTCGCTATCGCCCTCTTCTTGAGCGACACCCGACAGCTTGCCGTTCTCATCAAAGGTGAACCCGGAAGCTTCATACTGCTCGCGGTTCTCTTCGATGTGCTTAACTAGGTTGCTAGTAAGCTGCTCCTCTAGGGTACGAACACCCGCAAAGAAGATCGAGCGGACAAATTCATCAAGCGAAAGCCCCTCTGGCTTAACGCTGTTGGCGAAGCTAGTGAAAGCCTCAGTCTCTTCTTGAGACAGTTTCAAAGTTAGTTTCATTCTATTCTTACTCCGATGAGTGGTTTTGACACCCCACTTAGTAGGGTTCGGTAAGGTCTTCATACGGTCTATAATAGTCTAGATGGTTGACAAAATGAAGGACAATTTCGATTTATCTAATCTTAGGAAGAAGCCTAAGCGCAAGAACAGCAGAGCCAAGGGTGCTGCGTTCGAGAACAAGGTAGCTAAGATACTCAATGATAGATTCAATACCTCAGAATTTTCAAGAACTCCGGGATCAGGTGCGTTCGCTACAACACATAAGCTGCCTGATCATCTAAAACTTTACGGTGATCTAATCACGCCTCAGAATTTTAGATTCATTATAGAATGTAAGAAGGGGTACAACGAGCAGGGACTACATTCTTTACTGGACTATGACAGTAAGATCTGGGAATGGGTATCCACAATGGAAAGAGATGCTCACGCAGCACAAAAATCGCCAATTCTTTTAATGGCTCAGGATCGCAAGCCTATAGTATGCATCCTAGAATTTGATAAGAGCTTGGGTGACACCTCAAACCCTTACTCGATATTACATGGAGAAAGAAAAACATACATGATGTTATACTTAGATGATCTACTTACCCAACCAGATCACTTCTTTCTCCAAGCAGCTTAGACAGTAGTTGTTGTTGTTGGTACAAGAACTGGTGTAAAAGATCTACTGTTTCTTTTACTGCTTCTTTGATGGCATCATACTTACTAGCTCTCTTAGTAACTTCTAAGCCTGTGGAAGTTTGTACGATTGTCTCAACACGATTACCGTCTTTATCCACTACATGCATACGACCGTTGCCTGCGTCGTATACTGAATACTCACCCGATGACATTTTGGCTGCTGTGTCTGCTGCATCGTTGTTATTTGATCTACAAGTTTGTCTTCGATCACCAAGCTCTCTTCCCACTCGGAGGCACTCACCATTACTGCCACACATCATAAGATATCTGTGCGCTAGATAATCTGTCATCTCCTGATTAACTCTGTAACCATTCTTAGTCTTGCCTCCAGTACGGGATCTTTTTAATTGATCCGTGAAGACAGCTTGGTCGAGTTCGGCCTGTACAAGATCTAAAGCATCCTGTTCCTCTGGACCCAGAGGTTTTCCTTTAGACAGCTTGGTCATGGCTGTCTTAGCAAGTCTAGCTGTTTTCTTTGCATTAGGATCTTTAGTCTTTTTTATCCAAGCATCTACCATTTCGTGACCACCCTGAACTCCGCCAGCGGTCATAAAGTTCTCTGCTTGTTTAAACCTATCCCTAGTGCTGTTCATTCTTTCTTGAACTTTTTTAGCATTTTGAGAAGCACCTTCTCTAGCTGAGTCTAAGGTATCATTTGTATATTTAAGCATAGCCCTTTCTTGCTCTGGGGCAGCGGGGCTAAATGTACCCGAAGATCTCTTATGAGAACTTTGACCCTTTGCCACATCACTCTGCTTACTGTCTATGGTTTTGAGTTCTATAGGAATGCTTATCGTTCCGTCAGGGTTCGGTTTAATGCTTCGTATACCTCGACCGGGACCACAAGGATTTGCTCCGGGAGATCCTTCAGGAGGTTCCAAACGATCCTTACCGTCGTTATATCCTACAGTAGTGTCTACAGTATCATCTAGAGGCTGGATCTTGTCAAGGTTTGCCTCTATCTCAGCATTACTTTCAAAAGGTTTTACCCCATCGGCAGTGGATAAGGTTATGTGTGGATTAGGGTTAGACGAGTTAGGATTATCTACGAGCAGCACATCAACCTTATCTGTTGTTAGTCTACCAGTAATCTTTAGTTGCTGCTTCTCCCCTACAGGTAGTCCTTCTAAACTATCAGGCTTAAACTCATTAGTGGAATGGTGATAGAAAGAGTTGGGATGTACTTGAGGGAACTTCTCCTTTAACCCTTCAGGATCATCAACCATATTACCTGAGTAAAGAGGCTTGCGAGGCTTCTTCTTACCCTTCCCTTTGCCTTCGTTAATTCCCTCCTTCACTTTACCAGAGCAGTCTTCGCCCATGATCTTCTCAAAGTGAGCATAAACATTCTCACAACTAGCATCATCACATTTGTATGTTACAATTACATCAGCCTTGTTTCCGTAGAATTGTGAATCCTCTTGACCAACTGCTTTAGCTTCTACTATTTCAAGATCTCCGTGCAACTCTTTATCAAACTCTTGGTTTACTACCATGAGGACAGCTAGACCTAAACCTAATTTCTCACCACAAGCGTTTATTAAATCCTCTACTGCTGCGGGATCCATCCCTCTCTCTTTAATAAGGAATTTTTTTATGCCGTCAACCGTTCTAGCGTCATGTGCATCATCTCCAGTAGGCAAGAGTTGAGCGAGGGCAGTCTTCTGTCCCTTGGCAAACATGTTTAAGATGTCTTCGGCAGAACCGTTAGCTAATGCCTCTTGAAGAACCTTCTTAATTTGTTCTTGAGCTTTTTTAATTCCCGCTTTATCGCCAGTCTTTGTTGCTTTTTCTAGAGCCTGAATCGCTGCTGCACCAGACATAAGGTGTTCCGCAATCACACCTCTTCTAGCGTACAGACTACCGCCAACAGCCTCGGGTTTTGTATACTCGATTGGTTTAATGAATGGGTTAGGTTCTTCTAGCTCTGAATATAGTTTGTTACGCCTCTCAATCTCCTCTTGAATCTGATCGCACATCTTTCTGAGAGGATGCTGTGCTCTTGCTGTAGAGTCCGTTGACCAAGATACATAAATACCATCGACAAGAACGCCTCCCCTCTCATCAACAGAAAACCTACGAGAGAACTCAGCTAATTCTCTATCGGGAATCTTAGCTCTCTCTTCTGGAGACATACTTATAAACTTTTTATAAGTAAGTAATCCTGAGTTTAGCCCCTCTAATACTTCTCCCTTCTTCGCAGGATCTAAATTATCACTGGTGATTCTATTTTCAACTTCTTGAACTTGTTCTGATCTAGAAAGCTCAACGGGGCGACCATCAGCAATTCCTTGATATTGGGCTACAAGAAGTTGTGCTCGGTTCCTAGCTGCCGCGCCAGAGGATCCTCGACCTAGGTTTGGATCAACAAAAAATGGAGAACCTTCTACCGTAGAAAGGGTTGCCATAGTATTGTTGACAGCATCCATAGCCTGCTGGTTAGGATCTTGTTGTACCTCTTGAGTGCCGTCACCTCCCTCACCTCCTTCTTTAAAGTATCCGATAACTTTAGCTAATGTTCTATCATCTAAATCATCTAGGCTTGCGACAGCCTTCATGGACGCAGATTTAAAAGGCCCTCCAATGGCGGTGGTTAGTCCTGTATCACCTGCCTTCTTAACAAATGTTAGTTCATCCGAGTTCACAAGTGATTTACGCTCGTCTGGAGTAATCTCTTGAGCTTGGCTGAATGCGGCATCCGCTGCTTTCCTTGCCTCAGCATCGCCTCCATCACCTTCCTCCTCAGCCTCAACAAGAGACATCTTGAACTTCCTCTTCTTGAGAAGGTCATAGCTTTCCAGTAATGCGTAGTAATAATCCATCATTCTATTATAGGTAAAAGCCCAACCCAACGGTGAGTGCTGGGTTGGGCTTAATTAAGATTGACTTTTTTGCAGTTGAGTTAAATCAGCCTGCGAAGGTTTTGTGCTGAAGGAAATCGTAACGGAAGCCCATCTCTATGGTATGGAACTCGTTGGTTGAGTAGTTGAACTCAGCGGTCTTCCAACTGATTGGCATAAGACCCATCATGATTGTCTCAGCGATAGGACTACCTTGAGCATCTAAGTGGTAGAGGTTAGCCTTGCATTTGAAGCCGTCTTTTGGAGCAATACCACCTCCAGCAGCACCGGGAGCAGTGTTGAAGCGTCCTGTTATTGGGTTGTAAATGCTTTGGAACCATCTGTATAGGGCCTGCGAAACTTCTGCATTAGTGCCGTAGAAGTTATCAAAGGTTACAGTAAGCTCCTCTGGGCTGGCTTTACCGGGATAGAATACCTTATCGTTGACGCGATGAACTTCAATGGGTTCGATTGAGAATCCTACTTGAGAAACTTGCTTGCAAGCAAGAACTAGATCTCTTTCGTCAGCAAGGCCGTCGATGATTCCGTCAGGAATATCAGCAAAGTGTAACTCAAACTGATAAGTTCTTACAGAATCAAGCCCCTGAGAGATAAGAGGAAGACCTTCGCCTGCTTCTTTCTCTCTGAAGTTCTCAGCGTCGATATAGATTGGTGATGTTGCCATGATTAATTATTTAGTATCAGAGTGATCCGAGGTTAGCGGATTGAGAGGTGAGGTTAAGCTCGAAGATTACCATCTCGGCAGTCTTGGTAGGCTTGATTAGCACCTTGGTCCACATCTCGTTTCTGTCAACGCGAAGTGGCGTGTTAGTGGTTTCGTCACAGACAACCTTGAACTCAGTGATACCTCTGCGGCGAGCGATATCATCAAGAAGGGGGTTGACAAGACCTTCTACTCTAGCCCAAGTGAATCTATCGTTAGGCTCGAATACAAGACGCTGAGTAGAGGCAAGGATAACCTTGCGGAGGTAGATCATGAGTCTGCGGACATTGATTCTGTCTAGAGCAGAAGGATCTCTTTGAGTGGTTCTTTGGCCCCAGACAGCAATACCTCTTTGGGGGAAGTTAACCATTGGGTTGAGAACATTACCACCACTGTACATGGTGTCTCTGTCGCCTTGGTTAAGGACAACCTCAGTCTCAAGAGGCTTGGTAAGTCTACCGCGAACGAAGCCAGCGGGAGCAAACCAAGGATCGGACACTGAATCAGTGTAGGTCATTTGACGCACAGCGAAGATAGCGGGATCGTACCAGCGATCCTTACCATCGAACACTGAGAAGACCTTAAGCCAAGGCCAGTAGAGAGCAGCGTAAGAGCTATTGATAGCAGCAGTACGAGTCTCGCTCAAACCGTTTGACCAGTCGATTGCGTCCTGTAGTCTACCGATGTTATACTTGGGAGAGAGGACAGCAAGGAAGTTCTGAGTAGTCTCAGCCTTGGTGATGAGTGCGTTCTGGATGGAGGCGATATCGCCAACACCTTCACCGGGAACTAGTGCCAGTGAGATGTTAAGGAGATCATCGTCAAGAGCCTCGATTCCAGTTCTTCCACCATCAGTTTCGACCTTACCGATTACAGCAGTGGCTACATCGCTTTCAGCAGTTGGGATACCGCTATCGCCACCAGCAAGACCGTAAGTACCTTTGATTAGCTTGACGAATCTTGGATCAACATCAGCATCGGCAGCACCATTGTACTTACCTCTTACTGTGCCAAGAGTTCCTAGGCTAGTAAGTTGTGCAGTGAAGCTTGTTAAACCATCATCAGCATCTAGATCTCCATAAGCAGCGCCGGTAACGAAAGAGCCAGTAATTAATGTTGAAGTGGCTTTGGCGACTGAAGTTCCGATAGTTTCTTCAAGGTAGGAGGCTCCAGAGACAAAGCTTCCTAAGAAGCCTTCAGCAGCAGCACCGCCGTCGTTAACATCAATGCCGAAGTCCTTACCACCACGGTTGTTAACTTCAAAGGAAACGCCGCTAGTATCACCGTTGGACTTGGTGCCTAGGTTATAACCTGCTCCGGGATAGATGCTTTGTACTAAGTAACCAACATCAGCGGAGCTTACTGTAACGCCAGAAGCAGATATGATCTTGGCGGGGGTTCCTCCAGCAGCACCCTGATCGTCGATTAGATCTAGGTGAGGTGCTGTGGCAGAAACCTCAGTAGTATCGTCTGGATCAAAGATGTCGATCTCAGCAGTTAGGACAGCGTTAGCTCCAGCAGCATTAAGTACGAGGTAGGCGAAATCGTCACCAGCATCGTAGAAAACACCAACATCAGCACTAGCAAGATCACCACCAATAGCTTTCTTATAAGCAAGGCCAACTTCGTAGTTATCGCTTGCAGCAGCTAGAGAAGTGTTACCTTTGTTGATGGTGAACACTTTGTTTGAAGCAAAAGGTGCGGCACCGTCATTATCTACAGTAGTGGATGATACTGTAATAGTTATGCCCGAAGTTCCAGCATCGGTAGCACCGGGAGAGAATCCTAACTTAGCAGCACCGGGAAGCTTAATAGCAGGACAGCTACCAATAGAAACTATGGCAGAAGCCTCAGTGGCGGTATCGTCAGCACAGCGAACGAAGTAAAGGCTGTTGGTAGTCTCAAGGATCTCAAGGGCACCTTCAAGAGCTTGACCCTTGATAGCCTCAGAAGGCTCACCAAAGAGATCAACAAGGGCTTGAGCGCCAGTGATGAGGGTAGCCTTTTTGCCGTCCTTACCTGCAACTGGGCCTCTGTCGGCAAAACCGACAATACCCACAACAGAGGAGTTCACTGATGCAGGGTAATCAGAAATATCTTTTTCTACGACATAAACGCCGGGGCTTACATATGTTGGCATATCAGACCTCTCTTATAGTGATGAGTTTTCTCTTCTGGTAACGCAGAAGGTGTTCGGTTAGTGCATTATCCTTAACTTGGATTCTTTGCTTGGGTGCTAGGTAGTGCATCTCAACCCCTTTGCTGGTGCGTAGGGGGAGGCTCCAACCTTGCATACTGACATTTGTGATTACTTTCATATCTTGTCTCCTAAGTATATTTATATGGTCTATGATATATTTTGGTGTAAATTTTTTAGAATATGGGTGGTATTCCGGGATCTTCCTCCTCTGAATACATCTGATCATACTTGTCTTGGTCCAGTACGAACTCACCGTCTATGAGTTGGTAGCACTCATTTAAAAGATCCTCTGGCTTACCTTCTCCTAGAAATTCAATGTACCCTTGATGTTGATAATAAATCGCATCAGAGACATACCCACTAGCATCTAATCTTATGTATAAGGTTTTCATCGAGGGGGTATCCTCCTAATCTTGATTGTATCTCCTTTAGATCCTGATTCCAAGGCAACACCTAAAGCATATTGAGGTAGAGTGTTTCTGGTGTCTCCCCACCTTCTCCAAGCTTTTCCTCCTCTAGCCCAAAGTTCTTCGTTAAGTTTTCTTACCTGTGTGTTTCTGTTTCCCCATGCATTACTGGTCCAAAACTGTAGCTCATCTCCTTCAGGACTAATCTGAAGTTTAGAGCAGTAATCAAATCTAGATCCCTTTGTTTGAGCATTGGATTCTTCTACTATTCCATGCTCTATTTTATAAGAAGATGGGTCAAAAGAAAGTAAGCTCGTTATCGGAGCATAAGCGTTGTAGAAGCCGATAACAAACCAATACTTACCATTCCAATATACAGGAGGATCCATAGCTTGATTTCTCATGGTAGTATTCACGAAACCTGCCTCCCAAAAATTTTGAATAACATCAAACTTATTTGTAGATGGGTTATACTTCAGTATGTAGAAATACTGAAAAGTATCATGCAACAGCCAAGAATAAAGCTCTCCATCATGAACCCAGAAAGAGGGACTCTTTCTCATACGGGCTATTCTACCATTACCGTATGTATCAATGATCGCAGAGACATCAAGATTATTTGGATAAATGCCTATGTTGCAATCTACCCAAGATGCGCTTGAACCATCCCAATATTTATATTCAGGTATATATGGGGGGTTATGGGGAGTGTATGCTACAAATATTTTATTATCAAAAGCAAAAGCTCTTTGTTGTTGTAAAACTGTTGTAGTTCCTCCTTGCCAAGATAAAGTAGGAACTGCTGACGCATCAACTAGATATGGAAGACCTGAAGCGTCTTGTTGTATTTCATAAATGTAAGGAGTGTTGGTGTTATACTGTTGTCCGAATAGATAATCATAACCACTTAAAGACACTAGCTCCATACTATACAGATAGCTAGTCGGTTTGGTTCCTGCATAGTTATCATCAGAAATCTTTTCAAAATAATCCTCATCCCAGTTATACTTGTGAATATCTAATCTAGTAGAACCGGGCTGTGCTTGATAACAAATGAGGTTTGAACCGTCATAGCTGAATCTGGCTGTGTATCTGCTGTACTCTGTGTAAGAATCTAACACAAAACCCTTCTTGTTTCCAGCACAATCCCATGTACCCCTCGCTGATCCAGATGTTTGATATTCTAACAACTGCACATACGGGAAGCCATCATTCGCTATTGCTTTATAATCTTTGCCATTTCTAGTGAAATCAAAA